CGGGCTAAAGCTTGGAAAGAACGTGATTTCAGCTATGATATCACGGGCGGTGTGGACTTCATGCAGAATATTGCTGAACAGGTTCGTGATTATCTGGATGGTGTCGATCAGGATACGCTTCTTGCTATCCTTTCCGGTATTTTCGGAATGACAGGTGGTAAAAATGCTGAATTCGTTGCCACTCACACTTATGACATTTCCGGTGCTGTGTCCCCGGTTATGGGCGCTACCACCCTGAACAGCGCTATTCAGAAAGCCTGTGGCGCTAACAAGGGTAAGTTTGCGCTGGTTATCATGCACAGCACAGTTGCCACCAACCTTGAAAACCTGAATGTCCTGACCTTCCTGACCTACACTGACAAGGAAGGTATGACCCGTCAGCTTCAGTTGGCTACTTGGAATGGTCGGCTGGTTCTGGTTGATGATTCCATGCCCCTGACCAAAGTGGTCACTACGGCGGGTGTGAACGGTGTGTATACGCTGACCATCGGAACCAAGGCTATTGCGGGTGATAAAATCACTGTGGGCGGTGTGGAATACACCTTCCATGCGACTGAAACCAGCTATGCCAACAAGACCATTGCTATCAAGTCTTCCAAGAACGATCAGGCGGGCGAACTGGCTGGACTGCTGGCTACCCAGTATGCGGGAATCTTCAGCGCTGAAGCTTCCGGTGCTACGGTTGTTCTGACTCAGGTTGTGCCGGGTACGGGCGCTATTCCGGTGGTTTCTGTGACCCAGACCACTTCCGGTACGCTGGTTGCTTCCATTGCTTCCACTACTACGGGTGTGACTGAAGTGGATGATATCACCTACATCACCTACGTTCTTGGTGAAGGTTCCATCTACTATGAGGATATCGGTGCAAAGGTTCCTTATGAAATGGCTCGTGATCCCAAGACCAACGGCGGTGAAGACACCCTGTACACCCGTCAGCGGAAGGTGTTTGCCCCGTTCGGTATCAGCTATGAAAAGGCTTCTCAGGCTTCCAACAGTCCTACTGATGAAGAACTGGCTATGGGTGCTAACTGGACGCTGGTTCACAGCGGTGAAGGAAACGTTGCTGACCGTTCCTACATTGACCCCAAGGCTGTTCCGATTGCCCGTATTATTTCCAAGGGCTGATGAAGGGGGTGCGCTGAATGACTGATATTGATCTGGAAGAAAACAATACACCTGAAGAACCGGGTGAAGAAGAATCTACCCCTGAAGTTGATTTGGGTGAAGCGTTTGTGAACCTTGCAGAACAATCAACTTCCTTCAGCGCTTCCTTTCTTTCTGAAGTGACTGACCTGATATCTGCTTTGGGGTATACGCTGACAACCGGGGATGATACATTACTTGCTTTTTCAGCGGAATATGTGGAACAGGATATCAAGAATTCCTGCAACGTTGCTGAAGTTCCTGAAGGGCTGCACAAGGTAGCGGTTGGACTAATCGTTGCTAAGTTCCTTTCCATGAAAAGAAGCAAACTGACAGCGGAAACGCTTGATTCCTTTGACTTTTCACCTATCCTGAAGGAACTGTCTGAAGGTGACACCAAACAGGTTTGGGATACTTCCAGCGGTTCCAGCGCTTCACAAAGGCTGGATTTGCTGATAGCGCAACTGGAAAGCGGTAGAAATCAGTTTATCACATACAGGCGGTTGAAATGGTAAGCAACTTACCCAAGATGTGGAAGGACACCTGTACAATCACATCCAAGCAGAAGACCACAAAGACCAACGGTGCAACCGGGTTTTCTGATGTGGCTGTCTGTACGGATGAACCTTGTAAGCTGTCCTTCTTCAACAATTTCAAGATGAACGATTCCACCAAAGCTAACCTTGTGTCCGCTGCGGTGTTCCAGAATATCAAATTGTTCATCAAGCCTGATTTGGATATCCCTGAAGGAAGCAAAGTCACAGTGACTACCCACAAAAACGGGAAAGTTCTTCATTACAAGTCCAGCGGTGCAACTTCAATGTTCACTGACCATCAGGAAATCATTCTGGAAGTGGATAAAGAATGGGCATAACAGTTGATGTTTCCCAGATAGAAGGGTTTCAGCAGAAGATTAAAGCTTTGAACGGAACCCAACGGGACATGTTCTTCCGGGATTGCTGCATGGAAGGGGCTAACAGGCTGGTTGCCTTGGTGAAACCCCTGACCCCTGTTCAGCATGGAACGTTAAGGGCGGGTTGGGATAATGCCCTTGGTGGTTTGGGCGCTGCAAGCGTTTCCAAGACCCAAGGCGCTGGAAATTCCTATTCCGTAACGGTTGAAAACGCTACCCCTTACGCTTCCTATGTTGAATACGGACACAGGCAGACCCCCGGAAGATATGTTCCCGCTATTGGGAAACGGCTGGTTGCTTCATGGGTTGAAGGGAAACACATGCTGGAAAAGTCGGAAGGAACCTTATCAGGTGTCCTGCCCGGTGTTCTGCAAACCAAACTTGATGCGTTTTTAAGGACGGTGTTCTGACATGATAAATGATGTGAAGGATGGGATTGTAACCGCCTTGGTTGCTGCTTTCCCCGGTGTCCCGGTCTTTGATGAACCTGTGGAACAGGGAATTGAACAACCGTCTTTGTCTGTCAGGTGTGTGGAACCCAAGCGGAACCTGTTCAGGGGAAAACGGTATTATGAAGATGACCTGTTTGAAGTAGTCTACTTTCCCCCACAAGATGACAGATATCAGAAAAGCAATGAAGCGGTTGAAACACTTTTCAATTGTCTTGAAATTCTGACCCTTTCAGATAAAACAACCATCAGGGGACGGGACATGAAAGCCCATACCGCTGAAGATTTCACGGTTGTTTTCACTGTCAGATATTCTGACTTCATGTACAAGTCGGAAGAACCGGATTTGATGGACACATTGGAAGAAAACAGTGTTGAACCAATAATATGAAAGGGTGATTGAATTGAAACAGGCTGAAAAGGTTGAAAAGGCTGAAACGGTTGAAAAGAAAGCTTCCGTTCCGGTGTTTTCTAAAGCTTCCATTCTCAGAAGCGTAAGGTTTTCAGACCGGAAGGACGCTTGCAAGGCGCTTCTGAAGGATGATGAAAACTATACGCTGGAACAGGTGGAAGAAATTCTGGATAACTTTATGAAAGGATCGGTGAAGTAAAATGGCTCTTGGCGGTGGAACTTGGTTCTCACAGAACAAGAAAATTCCCGGTGCTTACATCAACTTCATTTCCAAAGCTACTGCGAATGCTGCCCTTGGTGACCGGGGTATTGTGGCTATGGGTCTGAAGATGGGTTGGGGCATTGACGGGGAAATCTTTGAAGTCACAGCGGGTGATTTCATTAAAAATTCTCTGAAGCTGTTTGGATATGATTATAGCGCCCCTGAAATGAAGGGTCTGCGTGATCTGTTCAAATATGCCCGTGTTGCTTATTTCTATAAGCTGAATTCCACTTCCGGTACTACCAGTCATGCTACTGGTACATTCGGAACGGCTGTTCATTCCGGTACTTGCGGAAACAACATCAAGATTGCTATTGCGGTCAATGCTGATGATTCCAACAAGTGGGATGTTATCACCTATTACAACAATGTTGAAGTCAACTATCAGGTTGTGGCTTCCGCTGCTGGACTGGTTGATGACGATTGGGTGAACTACAACAAGTCTGCTACCCTTGCTGCCCAGACTGCTACTGCTCTGACTGGCGGTGCTGAAGCTTCCATCACGGCTGCTATGCACCAGACCTTCCTCAGTAAGCTGGAAAGCTATTCTGTCAACGCTGTGGGTGTTGTCAATGATGATAGCACTGAAATTTCCAGCCTGAATGCGGTTTACGGCGCTTGGGTTGCCCGGATGCGTGATGAACTTGGTATCAAGTGTCAGGTTGTTTGCTATAACTACGCTGCGGACTATGAAGGTGTAGTGAAGGTGAAGAACACTGTGTCTGATACTGGTTGGTCACCCGCTTCCCTTGTGTATTGGGTAACCGGACTGGTTGCTGGTATGGCTATCAATGAATCTGCCCTGAATCTGATCTATAATGGTGAATTCACGGTTGGCGCTGATTATACACAGGCTAATCTTGAATCCTTCATTGACGGTGGATTCTTCACGCTGCACAAAGTCAACAATGATCTGCGGGTGCTTGCGGATATCAACAGCCTTGTTACCACTACGGCTGATAAGGGTGATATCTTCAAGTCTAATCAGACCATCCGTGTTATTGATGAGATTGCCAACAGTATTGCTGGTATCTTCAATACCAAGTATCTTGGTCGGATTCCCAACGATGATGACGGACGGATTGCGCTGTGGGCTGATATCGTTGCCCATCACAGGGAACTTGACAGGGTACGGGCTATCCAGAACTTTGACGAAGAAGCGGTTACGGTGGAACAGGGCAATGAAAAGGGCGCTGTTCTGGTCAATGATGCCGTTGAAATTGTCGGCGCTATGGAAAAACTGTACATGACCTGTGTGGTTGCCTAATAACAATGAAAGGATGTAGGAAACATGGCTAAGAATGTTGTCATGCGGGGCAGAGATGCGGTATTCGCTGCCCTTGCTCAGTGCTATGTCACTATCAGCGGTCGGCGCTATAACTTCATGCAGATGATTGACTTTGAAGCCAAAGTTGACAAAGATAAGGTGGAAATTCCGATTCTTGGTCAGACGGGCAAAGGAAACAAGGCTGCTGGTTGGAAGGGAACCTTCAAGGGAACCGCCCATTACAACAGTTCCGTTTTCCGCAAGATTCTTCTTCAGTACAAGAAAACCGGGGAAGATATCTACTTTGACATTCAGATTGTCAATGAAGACCCCACTTCCGCTGCCGGGAAACAGACCATCATTCTGACCGGGTGCAACCTTGACGGTGGTATCCTCGCTAAGTTTGATGCTGACGGTGAATATCTGGATGAAGATATTGAAGGAACCTTTGAAGATTGGTCTATGCCGAATGAATTCAAGGTTCTGTCCGGGATGTAATATCCTTCCGGGGACAGGTGAAATACCCTGTCCCCTTTCTTTTCCTACCACAAACGAAAATCTGAAAGGAAGTATTTGAATATGTCGAACCTTGCGTTATTCATGAAAAAGAATAAGAAGGTACGGTCTAACACCTTTTACGCTGCTACCACTTCCCTGACTGACGCTGACGGAAAACCGCTGGAATGGGAAATCAAACCCCTTACCACTGAAGAATCTGAAAGAATCAGGTTAGAGTGTACAAAGGATGTGCCTGTACCGGGTAAACGGGGACAGTACAGAACCAAGATTGATACGAACATGTACAATGATAAGCTGATGGTTGCTGCTATCGTGTTCCCTGATCTGTACAACAAGGAACTTCAGGATTCCTATGGTGTCATGACCCCTGAAGACCTGTTGAAAGCAATGATTGACAATCCTTCTGAATACTATGACCTGTTGAACTATATTACTGAACAGTCCGGTTTCAGTAAGGACATTCAGGATGAAATTGATGAAGCAAAAAACTAATTGAAGACGGTGACGGTGAATCAACCTATGCTTACTACTGTCTGCATAAGTTCCATTGGAAACCGTCTGAATTCCTTGCGCTGGATATACAGGAAAAAGCGTTTGTGATTGCCTGTATTGACAAGCGGATTGAGGAAGAAGAAAAAGAAGCTAAGAAGCTGAAAAAGCACTGATGAAAGGGGTGGTTGTCTTGGCAACTATCAGTTCAACAATTAAATTGGTTGACCAAATGTCAAGCCAACTGTCAACGATTGAATCCAATATCAATTCCATGAAAACTACCCTGAAAAGCGTTTCAGATGAACAAAGCGCTATTGACGGGTTTTCTTGGGACACCTTCTGTTCTAACGCTGAAGCTGCCGGGGAAAAGATGGTCAGTGTTGGTAAGAAGATGACGGTTGCTGTTACAACCCCCCTGATTCTGCTTGGTAAGAAGCTTTACGGAACCGCTACGGATTATGAAAGCGCCTTTGCCGGGGTTAAGAAGACCACTGAAGCAACAGAAGAAGAATTTGCTGTCCTGTATGACCAACTGTTGCAGATTGCAGAAACTAACCCAACCGGGTTTGTGGAAGCTGCCGGGATTATGGAAATGGCTGGACAGTTGGGTGTTGCCAAAGAAGAACTTGCCGGGTTTACGGAAGCTTATATAGGCTTGCAGGAATCCACCAATATCAACGGTGAAGAAGGGGCTGCTGACCTTGCCCGGTTCCTGAACGTTACAGAGAAATCAACCGCCAACATTGACAGAATCGGCGGTGTTATAGTCGGTTTGGGCAATAACTTTGCCACAACTGAAAATGAAATCCTTCAAATGGCTACCCGGATGGGCGCTACGGCTGACCTTGCTGGTTTCAGCGCTACTGAAATCCTTGCTTTCTCTGCTGCCCTGTCCAGTGTGGGTATCCGGGCTGAAGCTGGCGGTTCCGCTGCGGGTAAACTGATGAAGAAAATGCAGTTGGCTGCTGAAGTCGGCGGGACTGCACAGGAAAAACTTGCTGCTGCCGGGTATAACTTTGATTCCGGTCTTGATTTTGTGAATGCCCTTGCTTCCATGAAGAAGGGTGACATTGCGGATATTGCTGACAAGATGGGTATGACCGTTGATGCGGTGAAAGACCTTGGTGACAGTTGGCTGTCCCTTGAACAGTTCAGTGAAGTCATGGGAATGGACAAAGCTGGTTTCCTTGAATCTTGGGATGCCGGGGCTGCTCAGTCCATGCTTAAATTCTTCCAAGGCTTGGGGAATCTTGATCCTGAATCCGGGAACAGTATTCTTGCTCAGTTGGCTGAAATGGATATCACTGAAATCAGGTTGTCCAACCTTGTTGCTGCTATGGCGGGTAACAGCGCTATCTTTGAAGCTGCCCTGACAGAAGCTTACAAACAATACGCTGCTGATCCCAACTCTAACGCTATGGCTGAAGAAGTTGCCAAACGCTATGCGACACAGGAAAGTCAAAATGCTATGCTTGGAAACAAGCTTGAAAACAGTATGGCTGACCTTGGTGACAATCTGGTTAAGGCGCTTCAACCCGCCTTGGATATGGTCAATAATCTTCTGGACGCTTTCAACCAGCTTTCTGAAGGTGACCAAGACAAGATTATTACTGCTTTCATGGTCTTTGCTGCTGGGGGTCCGATTGTGACCGCTGTTGGCGCTACGGTTGAAGCAATCGGAAAGATTGGAACCGGAATCAGTAAGGCTTATCATGGAATAGCTGGTTGGCTTGGTAAAGGTGGTCTTTCCGCTTTGCTGACTAACCCGGCTACTTGGGGAATTGCTGCGGGTGGTGCTTTGCTTCTGTTTATCAGCTACCTTGACAGTATCCCTACCAAGTTTGAAGAACTTGCCAAAGGTGTTCAGGATATTCCTATCACCATCAGTCAGACGGACTATGATGAAACCATGTCCAAGATTGCTGAAGTTCAGGCTGCTTTGGATGGTCTGAAGCCGGGTGAAATCAAAGAAGAATATGAAAACACTGTGTTAGCTACTGAAATGGGTTATGGTACAAATGACATGTACGCTACATCCATTGCCTATGAAGCTACCAAGGCAAGCGCTTCCATCAATGATGTTGCTTCTGAATATGCCCAGAAGATGAATGAAGTTCAGCAGGAAATGATTAACGCTGCAAGCGCCGGGGATACCGCCCTTGCTGATGCAAAGAAAGCTGAACTGGAAGCGCTGCGGACTACCCTGAATAGTGAACTGGACGCTATTAAGGGTGATTATACTTCCAAACTGTCTGATATCTTCAGCGGTATGGCTTCCCAATACCCTGAAGCTGCTTCCACACTGGAACAGGCTATTAGTGATTATGATGTCATGCGCTTGTTTGCTGAAGCTTCTGAAATCAGTTTTTATAATGATGACGGAACTTATAACCAGATGGCTGACCAACAGATGGAAGCTTATAACAAGGCGCTTGCTAAAGCTGCTTGGGATAAAGGCTTCTTTGCTGACCAATTCGGCGGTTTCAGCAACTTTGAATCCTTCTATGAATCCTTTGGTTCCGGTACTTTGGGTAACGTTGGTCTGTATATGGAAGATTTCCGGAATCAGGTTATGGAAAACTTGACTTCAGAACTTCAGACGGTTTCTGATAATCCCATCCTTTCAAGCTGGCTGGCTTCCATGCTGTCTGATCCTAATATCACTGAAAATATGGATGTGACACAGCTTTCCGGGGCGCTGGAAGGAATGTTCAAGCTTCTGGACTTCAAACAGGCTATGGACGCTGCCGGGAATAAGCCTGAAGAATGGGGTAAATACGTTTCTGAAGGTTTGGCTTCCGGTATTTCCGGTAGTGAAGGGGAACCCGTCAGCGCTGGTTCTTCTATGGGTACATCCACCATTGACGCTATCAAAGCTGCTTTGGGTGTTGCTTCACCTTCCACCTTTATGATTGAAGCTGGTATGAATGTGGATGAAGGACTTGCACAAGGTATCGGAAGCGGAATGGGAATGGTCATTGCTATTGCAACTGCTGTTGGAACAACGGTTATAGCGGTATCCAAGGGGATTCTTTCCGAAGGTGCCGGGGCTTCCATCGGACGGGCTTTCAGCGCTGGTTTGGCTGCGGGTATCAGTTCAGGAAGAAGCGCTGTGGTTGCTGCTGCGGTTTCCGTTGCTACGGCTGCTGCAAGCGCTGCCAAAGGCGCTTTGGGTATTGCTTCACCTTCCAAAGAAACATACTGGCAAGGTGAAATGATGGTTGCTGGTTATGTGAACGCTTTGAAGGATGGTTCCAAGTTGGTCAATAAGACCGTTGAAAACACTGTCAAAGGTTCTGAATCCCGGTGGAATGACGGTATCTGGAATATCATTTCAGGCTTTACCAGTATTGAAGAACAGGCGCTTGCTGATGAATTCAACCATGTGAAAGACGGTGTGAAGATTAACGAATCCGATATCAAGAAAATCAGACAGCTTGCGGAACGTGAAGTCATCAACCATTTCACTACGGCTGAAGTCAAGGTTGAAATGAACAACACCAACAATATCAATTCTGATATGGATATTGACGGTGTTATTGCCCGGTTGGAAGACAAGGTTGCTGAACGGCTTGAAGCTGTTGCGGAAGGGGTGTACACCTGATGGCTGGATATGATGTTTATATTGGGGATGTGCTTTTGCCCGTTGCCCCGCAAGCATTGACCACTTCCATCAACGGAAGGAACAAGGTATATAACCTTATCAATGAAGGTGAAATGAACATTCTGAAGCTGGCTGGACTTACAACTGTCAGCTTCACTGTTCTTTTACCCGCTGTGAAGTATCCTTTTGCCACTTATCGGAATGGATTTCTGAAACCTTCCTACTTCCTTGATCTGTTTGAAAAGCTGAAACAGGAAAAGAAAGGTTTCCAGTTCATTGTCAGCCGATATGATACGGCTACCATCAGAAAGAACCTTTACAATACCAACATGACAGTTTCCCTTGAAGATTATCGAATCCGGGAAGACGCTAAATCACAGGGGTTTGACATTGAAGTTGAAATCACACTGAAACAGTTCAAGGAATTCAAAACCAAGACTTTCACTGTGACAACCCCTTCACCTACTGTTCCTATTGCCCTTACTCCGGTCAGACCTCAAGCAACCACAACCAATACACCTACAAATCCGGGCGGTGGTGGAAACGGAAAGACCTATAAGAAGTATAAGGTTCAGATTCCGGGAATGGGTGTGGTTGAAGTGACTGCTTCCAGTATTCAGGAAGCTATCACCAAGGCGGGTGCTGGAAGTTGGACAGGAACAATCTATGTTGATGGTGTTGCCTATTATGTAAATAAAGGTAAGCTTGCGGTTGATCCTAACAAAACCAAGGCTGCTATCAATTCTGTAATATCCAATACAATTTCAGAGATTGCACAGAAAGCGCTTGAAACCGCTAAAAAGACGGTGGTTACCCCCGCAAAAATAACGGGTGTTCAGCCTAAAAGCGCCACTGAAACGTTGCAAACTAAGACAACTACTGTAATCAACAATATTCTGAACCGGAATGTTTTGACTACAAATGCCACATCTTCAACGGTGAAAAAACCTACAACAACTTCTTCCGGTAAAGCAACCACAACGGCTGTTGCAAAGGGTAACAGTAAGCTTATTGCACTGAAATCATAAGGAAAGGGGTGAATCCTGATGAATGTGAAAGTTGAAATTCAAAACGGAACATGGGGTTTTGAACCCATTGTTCAGGATGATATTCAATGGGTAACAGACAGGAAAGGAAGCCCCGGAAAGCTGACCCTGAAGGTTCTTCAGGATGAATACTTGGATGTTGAAGAAGGAAATTCCGTTTCTCTGAAGGTTGACGGAACTTCTGTTTTCTATGGGTACATCTTCCGCATTGAACGGGATAAAACCGAAAGTGTAACCCTGACCTGTTATGACCAATTGCGGTATCTGAAAAATAAGGATACCTACAATTTCCAGAACACAACAGCTAACCGGATTGCTCAGAACATTTGTGCTGATTTTAACCTTAGAACCGGGGAACTGGAAGAAACTGCTTACGCTATTCCTTATGTGATCTATGACAATAAGACGCTGATTGACATGATTCAGGATTCGCTTGATATGACCCTGACCAACACAAAGAAGATGTATGTTCTTTATGATGATTATGGGAAAATCACTATCAAGCAGATATCCCGGATGAAGGTTGGTATCATGATTGACGCTGATACCGCTGAAACCTTCAATTATGAATCCAGTATTGATGATGAAACCTATAACCGAATCAAACTGATGTATGAAGATTCTGACAGTCATGAAAGAACCTTCTGGACAGCGGAAGACAAGAATACACAGGGGAAATGGGGAACGCTTCAATACTTTGAATCCATCAGTAAGGAAGAAAAAGATTCAGCGCAAAACAAAGCCAATGCGCTTCTGGAACTGTATAACAGTAAAACCAAGCGTTTGACCATTCCCAATGTCATTGGTGATTTACGGGTAAGGGCTGGAAGTATGATCCTTGTTCAGCTTACTGTTGCAAAGGAAAAAATCAATCATTGGATGGTTGTTGATTCCTGTACCCACAATTTCAAAGAAAATGAACACTTCATGACCCTGAAGGTGATTGGGGGTGGTTTCATTGGGTGATCTTGTGGAAAGCATGAAGAAAGCTGCTTTGGAAGCGGTTGGAAATTCTGATCCTTCCTGTGTGATGTACGGGAAAGTTATTCAGGTTTCCCCGCTTCAAATTCAGGTGAACGTGAAACTGATTCTTCAGGCTGAACAATTGGTTCTGACCCGGAATGTGACGGACTACACCATTGATGTTACCGCCACAACTGCTTATGCCGGGGGTCATAAACATGAAGATTCATTAGGTGGGGAAACAACTTCCAACGGTAGTCATTCACACAGCATTTCAAGTATTAAAATCCTGAACGCTTTGAAAGTCGGTGAAGAAGTCATTCTAATCCGTCAGGCGGGTGGACAGGAATACATTGTTTTAGACAGGGTGGGGTGATAAAAGATGGCATTGACACCAACATTGTACAGTGAAGTCCTGATAGACCCGGAATATGACATTACCCTATATCCGTCATACACCTATTATATGAACCTGAATACGAACAGAATCATTGGAAACATTGACGGTATTGAAGCAATGCCCCAAACAATCTATAAGATTCTGAACACTGAACGTTCTGCTTACCTTGCCTATTCGGATAATTACGGTGTTGAACTGATGGATTTGTACGGGAAACAGATGACCTATGTGATTCCTGAACTGGAAAGGCGAATCAAAGAAGCGCTGGAATGGGATTCCCGGATTGATTCTGTTGACAATTTTGAATTTGAACTGAAAGGTTCCAGTGTAACCGCTACCTTCACAGTTCATACCATCTTTGGGGATGTTGAAGCTGAAAGGACGGTGGAAATCTGATGTTTCAAAACTTTACCTTTGAATATCTGATGGAACGGATGCTTGCAAACGTTTCTGACGATATGGACAAACGGGAAGGGTCTGTGATCTGGGATGCGCTTGCCCCCGCTGCGCTGGAACTGGAAACCGGATACCTGTTTCTTGATTATGTCCTGAATCAGTCCTTTGGTGATACTGCTGACCGGGAATTCCTGATCCTACGGGCAAGGGAAAGGGGTATGCTGCCTAATGATGCTACATGCGCTGTTCTGAAAGCGGAATTTACCCCCACAACAGCCGATGTTGCATCATT